GCGCCAAACACTTCGGCGGCGGATAAATGCTCGGGTGACTGGGCGGTTGTAACAACACGCGACTGTATCCCCCGCTTGATGCCCGTTGCCGCTTCAAGGCCGGGAGTCATCAGCCGTTCAACCTGTTTGCCGACTTTGCTATCCCGAATGTCACCTACTATCTCCATCGCGGCTTTGACACCGTGGAGAGGGTTGATACCGGCGTGAAGGAGGATGGTTTGTTTCTCGTCTGGTGAAAGCATCTCCGTTGTGCCTTCGCCCTGCACAAAGGCGTGAACGGGTTCAGAGTCTTTCCCTGTTGCGTACACCGCTGAATCGCGCATCGAAGCATCAAGTTCTTCGGAAGCATATAGTTTTAAGGCTTTGGCTACCCGCAAAGCGTCTGCCGGAGTTCCATCATATGGTGCGGAAATCTTTTTGCCTTTTCCGCCTCCCATAGTTTGAACATCCATGACAATGTGATTCGGCTCTAGTTGCTTCATATCCTTGATTGTGGGAGCTATTTTATCAACTTCCTCGTGAGCTTTATCGTAGGCGTTACGCTTATCAACCTCCACCCCTTGACTCTGCCACAACCCCTCACTGTGCAATTCCGCTTTCTGGTCTTGCGGCAACTTCTCGTACAGGTCGGGCTTGTTTTCCTTGAGCCATTCCGCGCCCTGCTTCCGGTCAAGCATGGTCTTGCCATCGAGAGTAAAGCCCCTGTCGGCTTCGGGAGCATCCTTGACAATATCGGTGTGACGTTCGCCGTCTGCTCCGGTCTTGAGTTCTTCGCCTACCTTGACGGCGGGGCGAATCATCTCTGCCGGTTTCTCCGGTTCTTTCCCTGTCTCAACTTTTGCCGTTTCCTTCGCCTCAATATCCGCAACGCTCGGCGCACCGTCAACGCTCATTTCCTTGATATGCTCAGGGGTGACATGTTCAGCCATGCCCGCCAGGTCGGAAAGGGGGATATCTACTTTGCCGCCTTCAAACTTGGCCTCGTAATAATGGGTCGGGTCGTCAAGAACATCCTCCGGCTTCAACCCCTTGTCCGCAAGCATCTCATCGAACTTCTCAACCGGCATGGAGACGGGCTTGCTTTTCTTCGTGGCGGCTTTGGTGAACTTCTTGAAATCCTCCGGTGAGCGTTTGGCAAGGGCTGATTCTTTCGCGGCATCGGTAATCATTTTCACATGGGCGGCATTGCGGGCGGCGACTTGACCGTCTGCCATTTCCCCTGCTAGTTTACTGCCCCATGTGTCACCCTTCTTGTAACCGGCAAGGAAGGGTAAGAACTCCCATGCTGTGCGGGCTATCGCTTCCTCGGTAGGATGACCATGCGCGGGGATCATGAACTCTCCCGCTTCGCTCCACTTCTTGAACGGATAGGCAATCACTTTCTCAGCGAGTTGACCGGCTCCCGTTTCGGGCTTGTATGCGGTCTTTTCTTCATCAGACTGCATGGAGTCTTGACCGGATTGTAATGCTTCGTCAAAAGACCGTCCTGCGGCCATAGTACCTGCAACTGCGGCGACCCCCCTGTACCCTTGCACGACTTGGCGCAGAGGGGAGGTAATCGTGCTACCGATAGAGGTTGCAACGTCGACAGCCGTACTATGCTCAAAAGAGGTTATCAGCCCTTCTATTTTTGAGAGGATAGGATGGTCGTCATGCGCTTTCTTCGCGTTGTCGGGGTCGGCAAGGTATTCACCTGTCGCGGGCGGGAGGTTGTGGAAGTCGTTAATCAGGGAGTGCATGTCGTCAGAGTTGACCGGCTTTGTGGCAGGAGTGGCAAGGGCGGGCGGCATACCTTGTTTCTTGGCCTTGTTGATATTGGCAACGTGCCGCTCAGGGTCGGTATTATGAGAGATGATAGCTGAGCGGGTGAGCGCGGATTTGTGGTCGTTGTCATCTTGTGCGGCGTATTTATCGAAGAGGGATTCAACGTCCATTATTTGCCCCCTGCGAGTTCTTCAAGCAACGCACTCCGCTGCTTATCTGACAACTTCTTCCCGCGCTTCTTCTCCAACATTTCAATCTTGGCAAGGTCGGCGGGCTTAATTACATCGGCAATGGGCTTCTCAACCTTCTTGTCACCGTACCAATGATGCTCCGTGGTGGAAACGTGTTGCATGGCTCCGATGATTACGCCCTCAGCTTCGGAGGATTTCAACTCTCGGCCAAGTGCTTTCTCTTCCGCATCAACGAAACTCTGCGCCTTGACGATGTACTTCTTTTTATCCTCGGCAGATAGTCCCGGCATTTTATCAAGGACGTTCCACACCACTCCGGATTCCATTGAGGCTTTATGAAGGGCGGCGGGGGAGACAAGTTTCTTCCTCATGTCGGAAAGCTTCTTGTAGTCAACGTGGCTCACATCACCGGAGACCCCTTCAAACTCTTCCTTGCTCATCTGCGCCAGTTCTTCGGGGTTGTTGTAATAGTGATTGAAATTGCCATCCCACTTCTCTTTCATATCCCGGTCATGGTCGCGTTTATCTTCCCGAGCTTCCCGCTTGCGTTCGTTTCTCTCTCGGCGTTCATCCCCGGCAAGACGGCGGCGTTCGTTCTCCTGTTTCGCTTTCTCGCTTTGAATGAGCCGGTTTTCCGTGTCCACCTTATCGAGCACCTTCTCCTGTTCATTAGTGGGGAGTTGGGCGAACTCAGGAGACTTGCGGACCTTGTTGACATCCGTTTCCCGTTTATTGTCCCAATCGTCGCGGGCTTTCATGTAGAGGGAACCGGACAAAGATTTGAACCTGTCGGCGGTTGCCTGGGTGTGAGTGCGTTCCTGTCGCTCTAATTCAGCATAGGCAAGTTTCCGGACATTCGGGTCGGTAGTGGTAGCCTTGACAGCTTCATACCGCTTGTCAATATCGAAGGGCGCATCAGGGTCTTTCCCCATGACCGCATTAACTTTGGCGAGTACCCCATCGACAGCGTATGCGTCCAACTTCGGTTTGAGCTGATGTTGTAGGAGCGCCACCGTTCCCGGTTCGATATGACCAGAATACTTATTTAAGACCTCTTGCGCTTTCATCGGGTCGCCGGAGTCGGCAATTTGCGTGATTGCGTTCTTGTACGCCTTATCGGTTACATCGTTCACCATGCCTTGAGCGGCGGGGGAAGTGTCACTGTAGCCGTGCATGTGAGCAAGGTCGAGAGTTGCCGCCTGTACCTGCTTTAAACGCTCTTGGAAGGAACCGTCAATGTCGGTGTAGAGGGTTGATAGTACCTGCGCCTGAGAGTCAACCAAAGCCGTCGCGTTGGTGATCTGCAACGCCTTGCCCTGCTGTGCCTCATGCCGGTTGAGTTGGAGTAAGACCTCGTTCTTTTCGTTGGCGGTGTGCTGTTTGAATAACTGCTGTTGTGCCGGGTTCATGCCTTCAAGTGATTCAGCATAAATCTTGTCGAACTCTTCCGACCCCTTCTGAGAAATATTAATGGCATTTTCGCCCTGAGTGGTGAGCAAGCCGGTTTTGGGGTTATTGAGTAGGTCAAGACGTTTCGCGTTGAACTCAACAGCCTTACCCATAACCTTTGAGGCGTTGGCGTCCACCTGAGCATCATAAGCCACATCGGAAAGGGTTTTACCTAACCCGCCCAAAGCCTGATTGACGGGATTGTTACCCGGCATCCGGGGGGGAGAAATGGTATTAGCTTCAACGGGGTTTGAATTGTCGGTAGGTATCCGCATTGTTTTCCTCTTGCTAATGGTTTACTTAAATGTTAAGCTATCAGCTATGAGGTATCACATGGAACTTAAACTTGCACAAATGGCCAGAGACAAAATCCTTACAGCGGGCGGTGAAGTGACCTTTAACGAGTATGACTCTTTGATGTATCCTGAAAGATATTTCACCCCTTTTAATTGGATAATCGGATGGGGTCTCCCTGTTGGCGATAAAAAGCGTAATAATGACAAGATGTGCGCCTTTGCCGCTTGTAAGCACAAGTTAATAGAACAAACCAAAACAGGGTACAAGGTGATCTCCAATGCAAACAAAGATTGAAATAACCTACCACAAAGAAGATGAGAATGAAATAAGGTTTCTGTTAGCCAAAATACAATTCGAATTAAACGCTTCCCGCAAAACTAATTTTTTATCTTGTGCTACCACACTGTTCAAGGATTCTAAAATACAGCGTGAATACGATTACTTAATCGTTCTCAAAAAAGCCCGCAAGCGGAGCAAATGCTCCACCTAACAGGGTTGCTCCTTATGAAGGCTTACCAAAATAGGGTTGTGATGCCTTAGACAGCCCACCAAGTAGACTTGACCCTGCGTTCATATACCCCGCCGTCTGCGCGTTGTCGCCCTGCATCTCGTCAATGTTCCCCTGCGCCTGATACCCCCATGCCGTCCTCTGCGCGTTGCTGATGATACGAAGGCTGTCAAGTTCGCCCTTCTGCATGGTCTGTGCTTCCAAGGTGAGAGGGGTTCCCGTTACCGGGTCAACCCCGCCCGCGCCCGCTGATGCCACCTGTGAACCGGCAAGGAGTCGGGCCTTCTGGATCCGGTCAGCGGCTACACCTGCGGCGGCGTTCTCCGTGCTGATAGCGGTTTTCCGTTGGAGGTCGGCGTTCTGGTCGGCGGCTTTCTTAGTTGCATCACCCTGAGCAACAGCAGAATAAGCCGAAAGACCCGCACCGACTAAAGCCGTTCCTGCCATGAAAGTTTCTGCGGCGGTAAAGCCTAACGCGGCAATGGCGAAACACATATCAAACCCCCATCAACCTTGCATTGAAGTCGGCAAGGAGGTACTTCTCTATCTTCTGGGTGAAGGCGTTCCAGACAGATACCGTGTCCCCTTCGTTTACGACCACCCCAATGTCGGCACCCCGAAGAGTACGGTATTCGACAATACGGGCAGAACCGGGGGCAAGGGAAGAGTAGAACCCCTCTGCTCTCTTTTTGCACACTTCGTTGTTGTCGGCGCGGAGCCGGTTGCCGTCGCGCTTGTTCACACTGGCTCCGTATCATCGTACTCATTCCATGTATAGCCATCCTGCAAACAGGCAACGGCTTCAATCATGAGGCTGTTCATGTGATGTTTATGGTAGGGCGCATCCGGCATAGAACCGGGGTCGTCATGGTCTGGATGCTCAATATCCCACTTCTCGATGCTTTCAAGACTGATGCCGTCACGGTAGCACCTGATTGCTTCCATATACTCATGAAGAATAATGTAGTGGGAAAACATCACGTTAGGCATCAGGACGGCGCGGATTTGCAGAATACCGTCATCGTCAATCCAGTAATCGCCCCATCCGTCCTGATACGCGGGTCTCATTTCTTCTTTCGGGATGATTCGTATATTAATGCTTTTGATTTCCATTTAAAAGTCTCCGAGTCCTAATTCCTTGCCCTGCTCGATAGTCTCCGTGATATCCTCAAAGACATTGGCGTTGAAATATAATTCCTTGCACTTCACATTGTCGGCAGCTTCAAGGGCCATATCCTGCGCCTGTTCCTGAGTATCACCCCACCCGACAGCCGCCCCGATTATCTCATCGCCGTGCATCGGAATGATAAAGGTCTGCCCGCCAACCACACATTGCCGTCTAAACTTTATGCGGTCCTCAAAACCCTTTTCAACCGAGACAGGCGTTGATTCGCACATTGCCATACCGGACTTAAGAATGACCTGTGCGGCGTACTTGGCACGAGGGGCAGGGGTTATCATCTCCCCGTTAGCGCAAGCCCTGACAATGTGCGGGAAGTTGGTGTAAAGCGCGGATATGATCTCAGCCGGTGGACTGCCCGCCCGTTGGGTTGCATCAAGGAAATAGGACTCTCCTACCTTGTAACCGTGGAGGGCTTCGCTCAATATCCGCGCCTCAGTCGAGGCCATGCCGCAAGTATTCCATCTCTCGTAAAAGGGTGCCATGCCGTCATTGATCTTCTTGACGGCTTTCGGCATCTGGTCAAGGGGTACAGCCTTGCAGATATAGCCTTCGTTCTTTTCCTCAAAGCCGTAAGTACCAATAGGGAGGTACTTTCCGCTTGAGACGAAGAAGTCACAGCCGGTTTCGATACCCGGCCAGCACTCTTCTGCTATAAACCTGAATTGATTACGGATAAAGCCAAGCGTATGCGCTAGCTCGTCAATGGTGGTTTCGGATGTGAGCCAGTCCTCATGATACCATGTTTCCTTGATGCCGCGCCATTTGGAATCAATCTTTATCCATAGGTCGTCATTGGCTTTCAGGTGTTTGCGCAACTCTTCGATGCCATAAAGCGGAATGTAGGGAGGTTGAGCAAGCCCCGCCTCTGCCAGAATCTCCTTGAACCTCAGCCGGTCCATTTCGATGATTTCCGACTCGCCGGCGCCGAATACCTTTTTACCCTGCCGGCGTAACCGCCTTTGCGTGGAATAAGCACCAACATCGAACATTACGAAAATATCAGATGAATCTATGTAATCCTCATATTCTTCTACCCAAATCAGCCCAGGAACATCTTTACCCATGTATGCCTTATCGGGAGTCGGGTTGTAATTGTGCCACGCGGTTCCGTAGATTGTGGTTCCATAGCCGTCTTTGCCGCCAAGAGACTTAGCAAGTTCAGGGAAATAACCCCAATCTAATACAAGCGCAGTTTGATTAGACAAATCCGATGTTGTCATTTTGTTCTTGTCTGTCATGGTACCTCAATGATGTTTATATAAGCAAACTCTCCGTGAAGGGTAGGAGCGTGTCTCTTTATATCACGATTCCATGTGAAACCGTATAAACTTCTTATTAAAAGGCCCCATATTTTGGGGCACTTCGTCAAACTCAAATCGGAGCCACTTCAACCATGCAATCGCCTTCTCATTGGTCGCCTCAACGTAATTTTCGAGGGTCGGGTAGCACTTCATCATCTCCCGCACCTTCGCCTTGTTCCGTCTCAGAAAGGCCATTTGATGATTCTCTATCTCCGGTGTGCCGAGAAGCCAAGGCCTTCCAAGCGAGGAAAGGAACCCGGCAGGTGCAACGCCGAACATACAAGCCGGTACATCGTCAACCATGCCCGTCCATGCCATGCATGAAGCCATGAATGACCGCGTGAGAGCTTCCACCGGACGGAGCAGGGCGAAGTGCCACAACTCATCCTTATCCGCTTGCCGGAGGTTTGCGGAGATATGCGGGATATGTTCGGCTTGCGCTGTCACTACGGAGATTTTCATTGAATCGCCTTTAGTCTGTTCCCACCAAGTACCCCCGATTGCTGATCTATGTACTTGTTGCGGTCCTCAATGTCTCTCACTCTCATATCAAGGTTCTTTATCTGTTCGGTGTGCTGCATCATATTAACCTTCGTGTCGGACAGCATCCCTTCAATCCCTGAGAGTTTTGTCAATATCGAACTGCTCAACCATCCAGTAATAAGAATTGCGACTGTCAAAAGTATAGCTGAGGCTTTGAGCCACCCTGACTGCTTATGAACTTCATTGTCTACGCTATCAAGCCGCTCTTCATGGGCAAGACACTCTTCGTCTCTCATTCTGCGGCCTGGTCCCGTTCTTTCCACTTCCGGTTTATCCACTTTATAAAACCTCCATGTTAAAAACCGCCCACCTCTACCTGCGGTATCACTGCCAGAATTGAACACGGCAGAGGTTGTGATTGCCTGACAAATATTCTCCCTGACTTCAACCATGTTGCCGGGATATTGGAATCAACTATGCCGCTGATAAGGTCATCAGGTGCGCTGTAATCTTCATTGGCGCGGGTCTTGAACGCTTGCAGGTTGTTGGCATCCGGTCCCACCGTGAAGCCGCTTGACTTGTCCACTATAAGGGAAACGGCGTTGATTGCTTTCTTCTTGTCTCGGCCCTGCGCTATGTCGAGCGTTTCAAGGTCGGAGACGTACGGCAAGCCGATATGAACAACAAGGGAAGGGTTGGGAAGGGTGATCGAACCGGCAACGACTACCTGCTGCGGATAAACATTGCCATCGGCCAGAATCGCCGCCGTTTCTCCGTTAAGGTGGTCAAGCCCTGAGAATGTGGTCGCGGGGGTGTTCGTCGGCCTGCCGTCATAAGTCAAGCCACAATCCACGAAATACCCGTCCCGTTGGTCTTGGAACTGCCGGGAGACCATGCGCTCAATACACCGGACAGTTTGCCCGCCGAGCGTCCGGTTGACGAGGAAATAGACCACATCCTCATTGTTCTCCGTAACACAGCAAACATCCTCATACTTCCCTTGCGTGTCGTGATGGTGCCATGCGGTGACTTCCTGCTCCGGTTCGAAGGTGAAGCCGAGTAACACCCCGTCATCTCTCACGGCCCAAATGCAGGAGTATGGCGACCGCTGATAGGCCCAATTTACTATCCGGTTGAACTGCATCAGGTGGGAACTCATCACCGTTACGTCTTTACCGATGAAGGAGTTTTCCGCGAAGGAATAGCCGAGCGTCCGGACTTCTTTGCCGTTGTCATGGATGAACAGCGCATAGCTGTTGATCTTCAAAGGGGCAACGTCAGACACAGGATTGTTACCCTGCGACTTCAACATAATAGTTGATGGGGTGATAACTCCTTCGCCCTGCGCTCCACCCTGCACCATATACGGCCCGCCAGAGGTGAAGATGATAAGATAGCTCAATTCCAACATATGCTTAATGGTGTTGACTTGGTTGGAAAGAATCTTGTAGGTGATTGCGTCATCATCAAGGGTCGGGTTGCCAACTGCAAAATCAGTAAAGCCCGTAACACGGCTAAAGTTTACCGTTGATGGTCTGCCGTTGGAACCGCCGAACAGTTGCCGGTCCTGAAAGTAAGCCGTTGTTGCCGGGTATCCTTGCGCCGTTCCCCATGCCGCTTTCGCCCAATTGTAAGTAGGAGTGGCGACGTAAGTTTTTGTAATAGACCCGCCTGAGACATAGGCTGTGCAATCAAAAATACCATTCAGGTAGAAGTTCTGATTATCAATAATGGTGATAGTAAAAGTCCCGTTGGCTTCAACTGCGCCGACAACTCCGACGATTGTCAACGTGTCGCCGTTGGCGAAGATGTTAGGGTATTGAGTTGTTACTTTAACGGGTAGGCCCGTCCCGGCATCTCCTGTAAGAACATTCGTTATGTTTATTACGGCTACGGCGTTGACAACAGAATCAGGGAGGCGAGATACTACCGTGGCGATCACATTCTTTGAATCGGTGAAAGCGGTTATCTTGACAATCCCAAAACCGGAGTGAAGGTAAGTCCATAATACGCCGGGGTTGCCGTCCCGTTCGGAGCCTTCGGTTACAGTAGGGGGGATGGTGCCGGTAGTCCCTGATGAAGCCGCTTGGTAATAGTTGGCTCCATATTTGACCTGAGATCCGCCAGTGGTGACAATGCCAACCTGCCAGGTGTTAGTTGCGTTGTCTGCTGCCTGTTGGATGTAGAATAATTCCCCCACCATTGAAGCATCAAACAAGTCTTTTGCGGAGGTAATCGCAACTGACCCGGTAAAACCATCGGTAAAGATTGTGTTGGTATTGTCAGGGTTGATATCAAGGAAAGGGCCATTGACATTGACGAATGGGACGCATTGCCAGATCGTAGCGCTCAACCTTTCAATCTGCTGAGTCGGATACAGGGGGTGACAGACAGTGACTACATCGGCAGACTGCGTAAATTTGAGCTGATTTAATACCTGAGAGGGCCACGGAGTGACAACCGTCACCGGAGACCCACTTGCTTCCTGTGCAAATCCGCTGCCGGTCCATGCCGCCTGTTCTACCGCAAGAACTTGTTGGAGCCCCGAGAAGGTTATTTTTAGCGTGTTGGCATCTATTTTGGTTATCAGTTGCGGACCGTTCACAACGGAAGATACTCCGGTGAAGTTCACAGTGTCGGCAGTGCTGAACGAATGACCGGTGACGGTAAGAAATACATCTCTTTGCGGTTCACCTGCTCCGTTAAAGTACGGGGTAGTGACTACATATCCGGTTACTATGTACGCCGTGCTGCCAGTAATAAAAGCACCATTGGCAACAATCTGCATGGTATAATCGCCAAGGACAAGGACATATTGTTGTTGATTGTTGAACTGGAATCGGATGAAGCGGTGCAACTTCGTGGAATCGTCAACAGCCCCAACAAAGCGCGTTCCGGGTCGATTATCTACCCCGCCATACTTGGAGACGATGAAGTTTCGGCAGGTACGCAAGCCCTTGAAATAGCTTTGAAAATCCACCCTCCCGTACATGGCCGGTGATATTTCGCCCTGAGTAAAGGCTGTTTGGTTTACGCTCTGCGGCATTAGCTACCCTCGGATGCTGATGAACTCACTTTCGGGGTCGGGCTTTGCTTGACTCTCGTTCAGCGACAGGACAACGGCTTTGCTGATTGCTATCTCGTAAGCCTTGGAAACTACCTGAGCATACTTCACCGGGTCGGATGACAAAGGGGAGACGATACGGGAAGCAAGGAGCAATGAAATGGCATTGACGAAGGCCGGAGACCACATTGGAACGGTGGTGATTCGGGCGGTATAAGCAAGGGTCGGGGTGTCTATGTTCGTGGCGATTGCAAGCCCTGTGACGTTCTCAACGATCTCATAGGGTATTTTCCGATACCGGTCTATACATGAAGGGCCAAAAGCCGTAGGAACTGCATCAGGAGTCGACATGATTGCCCGCGCCTGTAAGCAATCCGAAGGCACGGCATACACGTTGCGCCATCCCGGTACGGTCTTGGTAATAAGTTGCAGGGGTGTAAACCGCATGGCAAAGCCCCACGGGGCATCCTGTAGGCACTGATCGCGCACGGAATCCCAAAAGACATTACAGGTATTGGCTTGCAGACTCCCTTCGGCGGGGGAGGTGATGAACCTTGATTCCCCTATCGCGGCAAGTGCCATGTTGTAGATTGACGTTTGCGAGGAGGTATTCACGGCGCCTTACCTTGTGCCTTGAGTGCTTCATTGAGAGTGGCTTGCAACGACTCAGTGGGCGCACCTTTGAAAAAGGCAATATTCAGCGTGTTCAATCCCTGCACAATGGTGGCACGGTCAGGCTCATCCGGTTCGGCGGCTATAACAGGTTTCTGGCCGGCTCCCTGCATCCATAAGCCCTTCGGCCCGTCCCACTCAAAGACGGTCCCGGCTGAAATAAAACCTTTCTCTTTGCCGAGCCACCCGCTATCTGTTGCGATGTATTTCATGATTCCCTCCGGTGCTTAATGGAAGGGGCGATTGCGCGCCCCCTCGGTAAACATCGGAAGGTTACGCTACGGTGTAGCCGACCGGGTAGAAGGTCTGGAGGTCAGCGTCGGTAGCGATGAAGGCGGTGAACGTCTTGGAATCGCTCCCGCTGCCCCAGGTGAAGTACACGTCAATGTACCTGAGGTAAGCGGCGATGACAGGCAGAGGGATGACATGAATAGTTCCTGCGGCGGCTCCTGCGGCGAAAGCGGCATCGGTCAAAAGGGTGTTGATGCTCCCCGTCAGCGCGGCGGTGCTACCGGTTGCGCTCGTCCTGAGGGCGGCGGTGATTGCCGAAGTAGTCCCGGCAGATGCCACAAGGCAAATGACGAGGTAAAGATTCTGCGACCCTACCCCGATATTGCGGGCGATGCCGAGGTCTACAGCAAGGGAGGAAGCCCCCGAAGCCGTAGCTACCTGTTTATTACTGAACTGAGTAAGGGTATCTATCTGCATGGTGTTTCTCCTTTAATGGATTGGTTAGACTACCTGAGCTTCGGAGTTGAGAAGCTGATCGACAGTACGAACCGGGATGCCCCGGCAGAAGGTCACAGGCCGCCCGTACACATCATTGCCGGACTTAAGGGTGTACTGCGTCTTGTTGAGGCTCTGGATGTCGAGCATTTCCGCCACGGTCCTATTGGCGTAAAAGACCGGGTTCGGAGCCAGAGGGATAGGCGCGGCACCATTGGCGGCGGGGTTCTCGATGCCGGTCTGGACGATGCCGAGGTTCGGAACGCGGTGCATGGCTTTAACCATCAGTTTGATGAGGTCAGCCGCGCCCTGCTCGGTGGTCAGGTTGGAAATGTCAATGTTGGCGATACGGACGATGTATCTCCAGTCCTTGACGGTGAGACCGCATTTCCATTTCCAAATGTCGCCATAGCCCCGGTATTTGTCGCCGTTGGAATCCTGGCAGTCGATCTCTCCGAGGTTCTGGTGCATGAGACCGGCAATGGAACCCTTCGGGAAGATGCCGTGGACGGTATGCGGCCCCCAACAAACGAGCCATACAGAGGTATTATCTGCTCCGGTCCCGCCCGCGTCGATGATGTTCTGCGCGTTACCTGCGCCGGAGATAGCCGAGAAACGCGGAGCAAAGCCGTTGTACTGCTCCGGCTTGAGGGCCGAGTTGCCGTACATCAGCGCGGTCATCTGCGTCTGGTTCATGCCTTCAATCTGGCCGAGTCCTTCAATCATGCGGAAGGAAGCGGTGTTACCGTTGAAGTCGGCAGCATCTTTGTCAACTTCGCTGCGGGCTTCAAGGTTGGCGCAAGCATCCGTCACCTGGGCGTAGGTGGATTTGGAAGCCGGAACGCCCTGATACCATGACCGGAAAATAGGGGTCGGGATGCCGGTACGCACGGTGGTCTGGTTGCCGTTGGGAAGGTTGCCCTCTACCCACGGAATATCAAGGAGGGGCTGGTTGGTCTGCTGGAGCAATTCGACTATATCAGCCGTCTTGCCGTTCGGGTCCATCGTTCTTGCCACTTCAAGCAAGGTAGGATATGCACCTGTTCCGAATACGCTCATGTTGTTTCTCCTGGGCCGGTGTTCTCCGGCAAAAGGTTATGTTACTGTTTCTGTAGGAATCCGCCCACGCACCCCGATAGATTCAGGAAAGGAGTTGCGGCGTTCTTGGCTCTGATGTGCCAGAGGGTGTTCGGAACAGGCGAGGCGACATACGCACCCTTGGCAGAGGTTGGCATCAGCCGTTTCAGGCAGGTTCCTGATGCGCTATACACCCCATAGAGGATGTAATTGCTCAGGTCCACGGTTACGGATGCAACCGACAGAGCCGTGGTAGCCGTGCCATCAGGCGCAAAGAACTGGACAGGCACCTGATTGGCGAAGTTGCCGGACGTTCGCTGTAAGTCGCCGCCGGCAAGTGCCATACCTGCAAAGGCGATAGCCATGGTTAAAGCGAGGATGATTTTCATACGTTCTCCTTTTACTGAAAGTGTAGGACGCTGTTCTTTCCTGAACCGAGACATCCGGAGTAATTGAGGTAATTGGTGTTGCCATGAATGAGGTAGGTATGCGTTCCACCTGCCGCCACGGTCTCAGCTACCCATGATGCTTTCGTAACGGTGTTCATTAAGCGCACAATGCACGTTCCGGCCCCCTGATAAATGAGGTCATACCAGATATTCGCCTTGACGCTGTAGGTGTGGCTGTTGTTGTCAGGGACGACAGTCGTCTGGTTAGGGTCGGGCGCGGCACCCTGTAACACTCCATCCGTGTTGATGTTGGTATGGAGGTACGGCGCGGCCTGTGCCATTGTAGCTATCAGCACAAGCGATATGATAATGAGTTTCTTCATGTGGTTTCCTCTTAGCTAATCGCCGTAGAGTTTGTTTGCCATCCCTTCGATGGTCTTGGGGGTCTTGTCGATTATGACACCCTTCCCCTCGAAGTTGCTTTCCTTGAGGTTCTTCGCCATCCTAGCAAACATCAGATTGAGGCCGGGATGATTGCCGAGGCCGTACTTGTCAAGGTCGGCGCGGAACTTGGCGGCCTCATCGGTGTTGAACAGGGAGTTGATAACCCGTATCCCGTCCGTGTTCTGTCCCTTATCGTCAAGGGTGATCTCTTTGGTTGCCACGACTTCATTCTTCCAGGCGGCAACCTGATCTTGCCACGCATCGGCCTGACGCTTGACAATGGCGGGCATGACCTTCTGTGCGTACAAGTCAATGACCTTTTGCGCCTTCTCCTGAGTCAACCCGAGCTCCTTGAATAGCGGTTCCGTCTCCGCAAGCAGTTCCTTGTCAACCTCCATACCTTCAGGGAGTTTGAAGTCATACGCTTCCGGCACGGTGTTCTTCGCCGCTTCTTCTGCCTTGGTTGCGTCCTCTGCCGTTCTTTCCTCATCCGTGAGAGCGGCGCGGCGGGTCTCTTCGGCCTGTGTTGCGGCAAGGGCTTCTTTCCTTTCCGCTACCATCTCAGGAGTGAAGAGGGTTGAGAGGTCATCAGCGGGAGGAACTACCGGAGGATCGCCAGCCGGTGGATCTCCTGCGGGTGGGTCGCCGGGTTCAACTCCCATGATGATAGCGAGAGGGAAAAGGATTATCCGGCGTAACCATCTATTCAATTTCATTTTGTTTCGTGCGCTCATCTTCCATCTCCTTTTGCATCAGTTCGTCATCCTTCTTTCCTGCTTTGACCATCTTCATGTATGCTTCGGGGTTGATATTCAAAACCTCAGCTAAGAGGGCTTTTCCAATGTCTTGCTTGCCTAAGTTGAAAGCGGTTGCATCCGGCATACCGTAAACGATAGGTACGGAGTTCATGCAGCACTGTTTCATCAACCGCCATACTATCCTACGCCCCCACGATTCATTGAGGAGGGTTCTCATGTCATCTTCGTCACGTTGTCTGATGCGCTCGGCGTGGGTCATTACCCACCCACAACCAGAGATTCAAGCCTTCCGGTAGCATCCATGAGGGCGGTGTAGGCTTCAGGATTCGATAGGCGAAGGGTAAACTGTGCCTTCTCCATACCTTCAAGAGCGGCTTTCACCTCAGATACGAAGGTCGCACCCACGACTTGCCACTGTTTCAAGAGGTTACGGAGTTCGATGTTCTGCTCTACGAGCTTGGCAACGTCCACTCTGACTTCTCTTTTCGCTTCGATGTCGATTACCTTACCCACAGACCCCCCTTATTGCCCGCTCATTGCCCGTACAAGGTCTTGCACGTTGCCGCCGTCTGTCTCTCCGAGAGCCTTCGCGCCCTGTGCGGCTTCCTTCATCGGTTTCGCCATCTGCGCCATTGCCGTCGCTTTCTCTTTTGCCGCGCGTGCTTCGCGTAACCCTTTGACCTGATCGGCAGTCCTGATGATGTTCGGGTTGATGCCGTGCATCTCGGCGTAGGTGTCAATGGCTTCATCAACGTCGAACTTGTCGAGGGCTTTTGGGTCCATGCCCGCCATCATGCCGGTGAACTGCGATACCTTCTCGATGTTGGCCGTGCCGAGGAGTTTTTGCGCCTGTGCGAGGATGGAGGTATATTCAATCTTGAGGTTTTGCCCTTTGAGCATTTCCGGAGGTGGCGGGAACATACCCTTGCGGTGACAGATACCGAATACCCTTTCGATACAGGGGTCGAATATCTCATCGTTGTCACGCTCCATGACCGGGCCGAGGATAAGGACTTTCTCGGAATGGCGCTCTTCAATCTCCCGTGCAGTCATCTTAGGGTTGTCAGATTGAGCAAGCATCTGCATCATGTCCTCGAAGTAGCCCCGCTTGATGAACTGTTGAAGTTCTTCTTTGATTGCGGATATACCTTGGAGGTCGGGTTTAATCTCCCTGACGGGGCGCAACCCTGCATGAGCCTGTTGTGCAAGGCCATTAATGAAGGTGATACCGCCATCAGGGACGAAGTTGCAAGCCTGAGTGCGTAAGGATTCGTCAGCTATCAAGTGCGGCCTGACATGCCAATCTACCGCTTGCATCCGGCGTTTGTCGGTGAGCTGTAAAGCCCTGATGGTGCCGAGGGAGTCAATACCGGGAGAGGCAGTACCATAAACGGAATCATCGTACAAGTCCCACCGAGGAGCCATAACGGGGAACTCATCAAAGCCGGACTTGTCGAGGAATAGCCCCTGATCTGCGCCCCACTCAAAGTAAACGGAGCGGAAAGGTTTATGCTCGGCCATCACGGAAAACTTGTCTCTATCGGTGTTGGGTTCGACGCAATGACAAACGTCAATCTCGGTCTCGTACTGTTGAGCTGCCCACATGCCCTTGACGGTAGGCGATACATTCTCAATACCAAATCGCTTGACGAGGTTCCGTACGGTCATCGGGAAGCGACGGTAAATGGTATCGCAACGGTTGTACTGATTCACGGCAAGAAGATATGCGCCGATTTGGAAGTGGTTGAACCGCACCACGTTCTTGTCGTCCTCAAGGACCGACATTGCCGCCGTGCCGAAATCCCCCTGGTCGCCGTAGACCATCGGCAGAACTTGGTAAAAGTTGGACTTAGTGAACACCGCCCGCATGACCGTTTCGACTTCATACAGCCACGTTTTAGCCGCGCCATGCTCGGCCATATCGGGATCCGGAGTCGTCAACTTGAACCACGGACGAGCCGGGGAGGTCAAACCGGCCATCAAACCGCTGCGGAGGGTTCGTGAGGCAAGGGTAGCAGTAGGGTCAACAATGCGAATGTCGGCCCTGCGGCCCTTGGAATTGTCCTGAGTGATGTTGATACGGGCTGATTTGGGTCTAACGTGGTCGGAAATGTCCTGCCAGAGAGGGAGGAAGGAGGTGCGCTCGTCCTCCATAGAGGAGTAGCGGCGGTTGAAGTGGTCCCTAAGCTTCCAGTTTTCGGATTGATCTGAGTTTGGCATGTTGCGGATGCGCTCCATTGTGGCTATCCGTCTTGGCACTTTCTCACCCGCTGTGAGGAAGCGTTGTTACTTGTGAACGCAAAAACTTATTCTTACGTGGTCTCGCCCATTGTTTTTTTGCACTGCGTTAATAGCTTCTGCAGCGGCAATGCATGTTTGTTGTGTCCCGAATTCCTGAAAGAACGGCCCCGATTGGTAAGATGAACCGATGACCAACACGATAAGTACCCACATATTAGCTCCCCAGAGCGACGGCAGGGTCGGCCTGTTGCCAAGGCAAGTCGGCTAAAATCGGGTTTGACTGCACAAGAACTTCCAGAACTCCCGCCATGGATGCTTGACGGATACGTTGACCACGCTTTCTGTGAATCATTTGTTTTAATCTGGACATTGTTACGTCCCCAACAGTGACTTCTGCCCGCCCGTCTGCGGCATGATACCGTTTGGACCGGTGAGTTGAGTATTACTTGCCGCCGCCGCCCTGCGTCTCCGCTCGGCATCACCCGCCAGAGCGACGGCAGGGTCGGCCTGTTGCGGGGAGGGTGCGGGCATCGGAGGTGTTGAACCGCCGCCGCTACATCCGAGGGGAATTATTAACAGGTTGAGAAGTAGTGTATAGAATTTGCACATGCGTTACCCCTATCTTAAAGATGAGGTGTTGTCAAGAATTATTTATAAGGGTCGTAGTCGTTGCCCTTGTTGCCCTGTTGGTTGCCTAACGCGCCGTGACCTTCCCACTTCTTAAACACCGGGAAAGCAAACGACAGTATCCACGCATCGAACTTGCCGGGAGACCTACCGAGTCGCTTCTTAATCAGCTTCTTATCCTCAAGCTGAACCTTGCCGTCAGTCCTTGGTACGGTCTCTGGGCAGAGTATATCATCCCGCAATTCGTTGTCACAGCCGTCTAATGCGCCACCATCTTTGAGCCATTGTTTACCGTCATGCGCCATTTCAGCCCGCTTGTTGAGGAATCCCGGCTTGTTCGCTTCCCCGGAAAACCATACTATCTGCCAACTACGCCCCCATGTGCGCCCCGCTGAGATGATACCAGTCCCGAATCCACCGTCGATGAATACCGCGTCGGCCTTCTCATCGTCCTCGATCTGCGCCAGGATGCCCGCAATCTGAATATCGTTGTCGTTTTTGGGGATGGTGCGAAGGATACGGAAGGTCAAACCCTGTCTCCTGCCGATCTCAATCATGTCATTCCCTTCCCATGCCGGGTCAAGGGTGATAATGACAGGGGCGAAGTTGTACTGATCGGGCCGCAGTTCTCTACCGAAGGCAGCATCAACATCGGCAACGGAATAATACTGCTTCGCGCTCATGTTGGGGAACATGCCCCGCACACGGACCTTAACGAAGTCGGAATCAATACCGTAGTCGTCAATCCACTGCTGAATCTTGGCCTTATTGCTGATCTTCGCTGATCTGGAATCTATCTGCTTATGTATCCACCTGTGCTTGAACTTGCCGAAACATTCCTTGAACCGCCCGCTGTTCATGGTCGGGTTGCCGAACGCAAACCACATGATCTCGGTATCAGCGTCAACGAGTGCGCCCTCGGAGACCTCCCAGATGATATCGGGGATAGCTGAAGCTTCATCGAAGATTAAAACTATCCGCTTGCCCTTGTTATGCAGACCGGCAAACGCCTCGGAGTTGTGTTCGCTCCAAGGAATCATATCAGCCCGCCAGGTCTCCTTGTGGTTCTCGTCGATAGCGTGGAGGGACGTAGCGTTGTATTTGAACCAGTGGGAGGTGATGCAGAGCCGGTGCCACTTCTTGAGTTCCGGCCAGGTCTTCGTTTTGAGCTGTGTTTCCGTGTTGGCGGTAACGATGATGCGGGTATCCTCGAAAGTGGACACGCCCCAGAGGATGAGCCAACAGAGGAGAGCCGTCTTGCCGATATCATGACCGGAGGCAACTGCAATCTGGATTGCTTCGTTGATCGTCAGGAGACCGTCACGAACCGCGGAGAGGATTTCCGTCTGCCATGCGTCCGGCCCTGTCTCGTCGGAGAGGTCGCCGCTTCCCCACGGAAATGAGTACATGACCCATTTTAGCGGGTCTTTGCTCATCTTCGCCATGTCGCGGATTAATTCGGCTTCGAGGTTTGGCTTGTGAGAGGTCTTTGCGGGGGATGCCATACGGTACTATTCCCCTATTCCGGCAGGTTGGCGCGTTGGCGGGCTTTCTTTATGGCTGATGCGAGGGAGTCTGATATCTCTATTTCCTGCGTAATGCGGTCACCGTATTTCTTCGGGAGGAGTTTCGCTACTACCCATTTGCGGGTATCAACACGGAGTTTTGACCGCTCCATGAATTCTTTGTTCTTCACCATCTTTGCCGACTTGCCTGATTCCTCATCACCCTCTACGAATATGGCATCTTCGGAATCATCGTCGGCAATATCAATGATCTGCTCGAATATGTGGTCGGCTTGCATTTCTTTCGCGCGCGCATATTGGGCGGCTAAGTTAGCATCTTCTGATATCCAATCCCTGATTGTTCTGCGGGAGGGAAACAGAGAGTCATCTTTGCGGAAGGCATCACAAATACGCTTCATGCCCTTATCGGTTTCTTTTGTGGCTTCACATACGAGGTCAACAATCCGCTGCCGGTATTGCTCCTGCGTCTCGGTTGTCGGTTGCTTTTTTGCCATCAGTCCACCGCTTGCCACGCTGTCGCTTAGTCAGCTATCTTCCGTGCCTTAACGCGCACGAGGGAATAGTGAACTTTTCATTTATGCGTGTCAAGGATTATTTGCATCATTCTAATCTGATTGCCGAATACCCTGTTGATAACGGAATATCAATTTCACCTAGCGGAATTATGCCCTACTCTCCCCCACGTGTAAAGGTGATTCGAAAAGGAAAGCCCCTGCCGATGCTTTGGAGGGGCGGTTTAACTATGCGCTACACCGGGCGAGTCGGTGAGCTTTGCCGTTATGATGCTTACAGTGATCCGTCCTGATATTCGGCACGATAGCCGCATTTAGGGCAGATGGTGATACCTCTGAATCGGTGATCTGTTCCTTCCTGTGTCCCTTCCGTCCACGTTTCCTCCAAAATAAAGGTGGTTCCGGTTTCATCGTCGGAAAGGGTACACTGGTCGCAATCTTCGGCCCCGCAATGCCAGCACTCGCATCCGTGGCAGTGGACACCAGCAGTGGTTTCACCGAGGCGCTTTATCATCCTCGCTATCCAGGGGAATGTTCGGCGATAACCGCCAGACCAATCACAGAATGGACGCCAGCCGTCCCATGACAGCCAAGAACAAAAATTAAAGATGGTTTTATACAGCAACCACCAGTGAAGATTCGGCCAGCGCCAGTCCCAATACTCCTCACATTTCGGAAGTAGCCGCAGGCCAAATGAACCACGGCCTAGCATACTGCCGAAGAACCAGCGCCGAGGGCGAACAAATATCCAGCCATACCAGTAGAAAAGTGTTGTTGTCATCAGTGTTCCTCCGTGGCTCGAACGCATCATAACCAAACGTTCGAGCCGTTGTACGGCTCAACTCAAGCCGTTATGGCGCTTGCCTTTGCGTCGTACGTTCATTGTGCAACCGAATCGCAGAGAGAATGCTTCCTCCACACGGGTCAAGGTAGCTGCACTCATTGCACTCAACATGCCTCCCGCCATTTTCATACGTGTAGACGCTTAGTCCATCTCCAGGATTTCCACACGTAGGACATGGTTTTATTTTTGGATAAGTCATGGCTCCTCCACTTTGAAAAACACGTCTGGTCGCGCCTGAGCAAATGTCCTTATGTGGTTGCCGGTACCCATCTTCACCTGGAAACGCTCACTAAGTCGAAGAGCCAACCACCGCACCACAAAAAGAGGCAGAATTTCAATCCAGGCTTTTAACATCTTCGTGGCACCTCCGCGCCATAACAAGCGCTGTCCGGTCATGCTTTTTGTTATCCTGCCCGATATGCCACCGGCTCATTCATGCCACCACCCTCCGGCTCGTAAAGAACCGCCGCAAGACATACGACCGAATGATTGAAATCACCGTGAAGTACAGCCCGATCAGAATATTATCGCGGAAGGGAACATGGATCCCGAACAGTGGGAAAATTGCCAATTGTGACGCAAGGGCGACAAAGTATCCGATTGCCACATTTGAGCATGATTCTATAAAACTATGTCTGCGTGTTTGCTTCATCATCCCCTCCCTGATATCCCTACCCCTGAGGTGCGGGGGGTTGTTAAGCTTCAATATCTCCGAATTTCTCATCAAGTTCAGCCAGTAACGCCCGTATCTTTGCCCTGTTTTCCTGTGCTAGCCTTTCCCTTTCCTCCGGTAAAAGAACCTCTCCTATGAGGGTTGTAGGCTCTTTGGTAGGCAATGCCGGAACTACTGTTGCCGGTGCCATGTTTGCGGCGTTCCTGATCTCAACCGGCTTAGGGAAATATTGGTTATGCCCAAAAATATATCTTGATGCCCACTCTATCCGCGCAATATGAATGTCGTTGAGAGCGTAAAAGTAATCCCTCATGTCATCCTTGCTGAGTACGCGGGGGGTGTTCTTCATCAGGAACTTATCAGCGAGCCAGTACATTATTACGGCAAACTGTTTCTTGTCCTGTTCATTCATTAACAAACTCCCTCGCGGCTTGCCGGTTGCCCTCTCTGACTACTTCCGCGCTGTCTGGTTGATTATTACCTCTTAACGGCCTTTCGGAATTATTGAGCCAGTTGCAAATCCTTTGCCTTGAATATGGTTTCTGTTTACTGAGACACCACGCTTTGCATTTCCCCATTTCCCGGTCAATGTCTATTCCCTCATAGGCATGGTTTGCCCTCATTTCAGATAACCACTCATCATCGGTGAGTTTGACTTTTGCAGGGCGGGACGATTTTACCGGAACGACAATAGGTTCTATATTCTGTTTCTCTATCTCTATCTGTTTCTCTATCTCTATCTCTATCTTGCTCGGGAGTTTATCAGGAGTCTGTCGGGATTTTATCCCGATTCTATTGGTATACTCGTCACGGTATTTCAGCAGCTTAGGGATACTTATCTTTATTTTTCCTATACAATTACTGTCGTCATATTCCAAAAAAATCAAAGAACTTTCTGAAAGTACACGGAAAAAATCTGTAACTTTGCGCTTAGAAATCTGAAATTTTGCCGACCATGTACGCATAGGATATGAGACAAAACACTTATCCGTATCATCCATTTGCTCTGCTACGATCTCACAAAGCATCCACCAAAAGCCGTATCCCTCAAGTCCATATTGTTCCCGAATGACGGCAAGGCGTTCATCGTTTCTGGCTGTTGCCAAATGCTTAAGCCACCTGATAAGTCACCTCCCGTTGAAAAGATGTTTTCCTGTAGACACTTCGTACCCACGCCGCATCCCACGCCGCAGCCCTCGCCGCAGCCCTCGCCGCATCCCACGCCGCATCCCACGCCGCAACCCCCGCCGCAGCGTCAATCTTCCCATCTGCGAAGTCTCTCGCGGCCTGTATCGCAAGTCGAGGTCGGTTATCAGTAGGGCGCTCTTTCTCAAACAGATACAAAACCGCTTCGGCACAATCAGCGGCGATGTAGCGTGATATGCGGTCGCGTTCAGGATGATCGACAGCACGGAGACACCAGAGCATGTCGTCAACGCCGTTACTGCCGAGAATGGTCAAGAGGTTGATCGGCTTGTCCGTACCGTACTTGGTAACACCGCCCAAATGTGCGACAAGTTTCTTGTAGTTGGACTCGCAAGCACAAGCTTTGTGGAGTTGTGCAAAGGTTACGGTGAAAATCTGTTTTTCCATTCAATCCTCCCTGAGATGTGCTAGTGCCGTCCGCGCTTCAATCGCTTTCCATGTCGGTTCATATTCCGGCCAGTCATGTTCGATAACAACGCATTTAAGAAAAGATATTCCCTCAAAGGTTCGGTGACACGCTACCTTGTCACTGAGCAGGTACAATACTTGCCGTTCTTCCTGGTTCAATGCTTTTTCGATATCTTTCCTCTTGAGCACTAAATACCGATCTTCACGCTTAAATTCTTTCATCATCCCTCCCTTCCCCTGTTAGGGGGCTAATCCCGCTTGTTTTTCCAAGTCTTTAAGAACTGCCGACTCATCGGTTCCTTGAGATACGATACACTGTCCGGCGTTCATCATGGCAACGTACAGATACCGGTTGCCGTTCAGTCTGTAATGGTTCATTCCGACAATATACCAACTCGCTTGCTTCAACTTTTCCCACGGCATTGTTTATCCTCCTTCGCCCTGAGAGGGCGGACTTATTTATTTCGTGCCTCCATCATGGCATCAGCCTGTGCATAGGCATAGTACGCTGTGACAGCTTCGCCACTGCCATGCTTTTCTGCATCGGCTCTCGATATACTGTACTCAGAATTTGATGTTAATCCCTGCATTGCCGCCATTGCGAACTGGTCACGAAGTGTCATCTTAGCTATTTTCAATTCTTTCTCGGCTTTATCAGCCCGTTCCTTCTCTGCTTTTAATTTCGCATCTGCGCTAAATATGCAGTCATGACGCTCTATCATCGAGTAAGTCACACCGCAATATGGACAGGTAGGATTCCCAAATTTCACATTGCTGAACAATTCATCTTTCATCCCTTCCTCCTTCGCCCTGAGAGGGCTAAAACTTCCAACTTATCCATCTGCCGAAATCACCAATGCGGCAACAAAGTATCCCGAAATAATGAATCAACGCTACAATCGGGAAAAGTACAGGGAAGAATATCATCGTCAGAATGTAACGCGTTCTATTGGTGTGCCACTCTCGTCTGTGGCATTGCTTTGCGCGTTCCCACCGTTCTTTCATCCCTTCCTCCTTTAGCCGGTCAGGGCTTGTTGAGAGCTTCCAATTCCGTAAGGAAATCGTAAGCGAAGTTGGCAAAATCATCAGGTATTATCCTGTCGAATGTTGCGGTTACATCGTCCGTCCTCTCGGTTATATGGTCGATATATCCATCAAAAAATCTTTCATGTTCTGGATGGTTGCACATGAAATCCTTGAGCTTGAAGAATCCGTCAGGGGTGGAGAAATTAATAGCATGGTGTGGGGACTCACATCCTTTACACTTCCACTCCCCTATAACCTTCGTCAAAAATTTGTTTCTCATCATCCCCTCCGTCCTTGAGATATTAAAAACGCCCTGTCTTTGAATCGGGTTCTTCGTAATCTGTTCCCGCAGGTTCCGATGATATTAATAGCCGTTTCAATTCTTCATTACTGGCATTTTTAACATAGTAGACATCAACAACGTCGCATCGTAAAACTATTTCACCTATCATCTGCCGTCTCGTCCATCCTGTGTATTTCATGTTTTATCCCCTCACCACAAGAACATTTGGCAGTCTACCCCTTCCCCTTCATATGCCTTGCCGCTTACCCACCAGTCCCATAAAGCTTCAACAGTGGGAAATTTCTCAATTGCTCGCGGATCGCCGTTGCGTTTCGGAACTCCCTTGTATTTGTCGAAATACTTCTGAAATCCTTTTTTCCACATGACTTCATATTTCGGCCACCGCTTGAAATCCCGCGCTTGCCCTGTCGGCCCTCCCATTGGGCAGCCAACACAGCCGAGGCGGTCAAATCCTTCGTCATACAGGCAACAATACGGGATATTGCGCTCTCGGATGAATTGCCAAACGTCTTTACTTGTCCAATAAAGGATAGGGCAGAGAATGGGCTTGTTCGTCCGCCTGTCGATAGTCAGCGTTTTCCACAATCCTTTTCGCCTAGCAGACTCCTCGGCCCTTACGCCAATTGACCTCAATTGGCCGATTCCTCCTTGCTCCTTGTAAATCTCACAACACCACCGGATTAAGCGAGTGGGGGGGCCGCATGATTTGGCATCAGCCATGTGCGCGATAAGATGCTTTCCGGTAGAGTGCCAGATTGTATCTGGATGATGTTTCTTGCCGAACTGTACCAATTCAGGCGGGTCGATAGTGACGTTGTTATAGTGGCACTTGTGTTTCACCCCTGCCATGATAAACAATTCCCGCATGATAGATGAATCTTTCCCAAACGAATCACAGACGTAAAACCCATCATCAGAAAGCTGTAATGCTTGAGGTTCAAGGGACTTTATCAGGGAAATCGAGTCCATAACCTTCTCCGACAAGGGCCGGGAAATGGCAAACTGATACATTCCCTCTTCGTCCATATTACCAAATAAATCTTTCAAAATATTCCTCCGTCCTACCGCTAGGGTAGGGGTTAGACTGCTAATATAGCCTTGCGTTCAAGGTCGACAAAAACTTGCTCATCATTTGTACCCTCGGATACAATGCACTTACCATCCTTTGTCATGGCGCAAAAAAGATATGTTGCACCGTTCAGCCGGAAGTGGTTCATCCCTACAATGCGCCATCCTGCCTTAAACAATCCTGACCACGGCATAATCATCCCTCCCCCTCTTCCGGTAGTTGGCCGGCCATGTTTGATGAATGGATTATGAGGGAAATAAAAAAGAATTGCAAGCGGAAGATGTAAGAAGAGTAGTTGACAGACACATTTTATTTTGCTACCTTCTTTTCAGGAGGATTATTTATGGCTCTACCGATTACTAAATTGAAGCACTGGCGGGAGAAGCGGTTTATGTCTCAGCAGGAGTTACACAAGGATTCTAAAGTTGCTCTCGGTGTAATTTCCAAAGCAGAGAACGGGGAGAAAATATCGCTTGGAAGTATTAAGCGTCTTGCCGACTCTCTAAAGGTTGAACCGGAAAAGTTGATATGAACCGAGAAAGGGAAGGGCGCATCACCGCTACCATCTCTCGCATCGAGGACGCCATTTTGCCTGTCTATGCAAGGGCTGAACGGCTGGCGGTCATGGTGACAGTAATTATTTTAACAACTTAGGAGGCTTTGTGAACACGTACACAGTCGAAGAAATCAAAGAAATTCTGGCGCTCCATAAGAAGTTTTGGAACGGTAAAGCGGGAGGGAAGCGCGCAAACCTTCATGGCGCAAACCTTCGGGACGCAGACCTTCGGGGCGCAGACCTTCGGGACGCAGACCTTCGGGGCGCAGACCTTCGGGGCGCATACCTTCATGGCGCAAACCTTCGGGGCGCAGACCTTCGGGGCGCATACCTTCGGGGCGCAGACCTTCAGGACGCAGACCTTCGGGACGCATACCTTCAGGGCGCAGACCTTCGGGGCGCATACCTTCAGGGCGCAGACCTTCAGGGCGCAAAGTACGGCACCGATGACGATACCGAATTAATGGTAAATTATTTCTGCGTCGGCCCCATCGGTAGCCGCTCCGATTACCTCCAAGTTTTCCACACTAACAAACGGATTGAACTGAAAACCGGATGCTTTGCTGGCTCCGTTGATGCTTTTGAAACTCAGGTTTTAGCGACCCACGGAGAGAATAAACACGGCAAAGATTATGTTGCGGCAATTGCTTTTGTCCGGCAAATGACCGCCGAGGTTTCCCTGTGAAGCTCTCCGAGAAGATAGCAAGGCAAGTTATACCGTGGCCGAGTTGGTATTGGTGCTCGGCTATCCGGTCTAAGGTTATGCTATCCGGACTCCGTGGCGCGGCAAAGCAATCAACCGCCGGTGCTGTCATGCTCATCATCGTAAAATGGGAATATCCCGCAAATTACCGTAAGTGGCTTAAGGGGGGAGGGATGAAGAAAATTAGCGAAGATGGTTTGATTTATAAACAGGAGTCCATAAGTTTAGCCTTTAGTTTCTGTCCTAACATCTACCCGTGCAAGCATTGCGGTCATCCTGTAGTGAGAGGCTATTGTTGCAACCATTGCCAGAGTAGTAATCCTAGTGGTGAAGATTAACCTCCAACCTCTACCGGTTGGGTAATCAAGAAATAGGGAGGGGGGTATGGATGTAATAAGAGACGAATTTCTTGTCGATAAAATGGCAGGGGAAGGCGCGTGGAAAGGTCTGCTCTGGAAAGACCGTCCTGATTTCTCCGAGTGGGACGGGTTCGGCAAACTGTGGGAGTGGTCGCAAAAACAGAAATGGTTCGGTTCATTCTGCACTTGGCTAACCATTAATAAAATGGACAAAGTAGCGCATACTAGTTGGATAGTCCAATTCATCAACCCCGACCGGTATGCTGATGCCGTCCATGAGTTCCTTGAGCAATGTTCATGACCCGCTCCCATATCGCCACTCACGCCCATTACTCCCTCTACCTCGATGAAGCGACACAGCCGGAAGAGGTGACGCAATGGGTTATTACTCGCAACGGGGCAGACTGGCAGAGCGGAAATGCTGATATTGTCGGCGTGTTCTGCGATTTGGCAAAAGGAGAATAACAATGATCGGAGAATTTGCCTGCTACGTTGCCCTTGCCATATCCGCCTGGGTCGGCCTTATGCCATTGCCCTGATACTGTTTCCACCGAAGGATGAAGGTTAGCCCACTATTGCCGTACCGGAAGGTATTGCGCTATGTGGCGGAGTTGATGAAGGGGAGGATAAGACGATGAATCTGAACGGTTTTTGCTGTACAGATGAGAATCACCGGCGTTACAATATTGACGTTCCTTATTCTCAGGGCGAATGGACTTATGCCACTAATGGTCACATACTTATCCGCGTGCCACGGTTGTCGGAAGTGACCAACGAGAAAGGGCCGAAGTCGGAACCGCTGTTTAATGAAGCGATACTCCGTCCTGTTACCGTTTGGCAATCGTTGCCGCCGTTTGAGCTAAAAATTGTCGATTGTCAGTGGTGTTCAGGAGCCGGCTACATGACGGAATGTCCATCTGTGACGAATAATAGCCCTATATGTAAAAACGGCGAAGGGAAGAACTGCCAAAAGTATAATGACGATTGCCTTAAATCCTGCTTGCCCACCGATAAAGGTGCAATCCCATGTGAAGATTGCAATGACGGAAAGATTGAAGATCCTGGCAAAATCATCATGGCGGGGAGCGTTGACGAGGAAGTGAGAGTTTCGGCGATATATCTGGACATGATAAAAGACCTGCCAAATGTCCTTATTGCACCTTATGACGCTTTATCTGCAATACGGTTCAAGTTTGACGGCGGCGAAGGGCTGATAATGCCCATGCGTCTTTAGCCCCCCATTGCGATGAGGGAGAGAGAAAGGAGATAGGGGATGAAAATCTATTTTGACGTGGAAAAGAGTGAAGTTATCTTCTCCGACAGGAACGAAATTTTGACTGTTCCGCTGTTAAAAGGCCGTGGCGATAATGATGATATGTATACGAACGATCTGTCAGCTGTAGACCATGTAAAGGTAATAAAGTTCATCGTGAAGAGTTTTATTTTTTAACCTCCGTCCAAATAGTGCTTGCATATCCTGAATACACCTGATACACTTCATACATTAAATAAACAGGAGGGAATATGAAAAAGGAAATAGTCAAGCATACGGTGACTTTTGGGATTCGCAAGATGCCGGTAGAGCTTCGGCTTCTCATCAAGCGGCGGGCTTTCGATGCCAATGTCTCAATGGAGAAGATCATCCTGGACGCGCTAACTAAGGCAATCAAGTGACAAGGGGGTAGGGGGATGGCTGGGGATTGTTCTTGCAAACCGAATTATGAACGAGAGTGCGAAGGCTGCGACATGAAGCCCACGATTGACCTATACTCTGTGGATGGTTCAACCTTCATCGAACATACCAATCTATGCGGCCCTTGCATGTTTGGTGAAGCTGACGCAATCGACCCGGAGACATGGTAATGGACGAAACTATCTATTTAGCGTTTATGCAGGAGCATGAGAGATTCTACCGCTCCCAAATGAAACGAGACCCCCACGACACCAATATCAAGGTATGGGAGGGGAAGGCTGAAACCGCCCGTATCTTCATCGCGGAGTTTTTGGAAATGCAGGGGCTTTACTCGCGGAGGGAATCGCTGTGAACTCAACTTGGCAAGTATGCAGACGGTGTAGCGAGTTAATCCAAAACTGCGAGTGCGGCAACATTGACCATGTAGGGGATTGCCCTTGTGATTTGTGTCGGGAAGATAAAAAGGAGGAAGTAAATGGAAGTCACGCCAGTTAAAACAACAATTAGTTCAGAAAGCCATCATTGGTATAAGCGGGACGGTTCACCCTGCCATGAGATTGCCAACGCAAGCAAGAAGGGTGAAATGCGCGGGGTTACTCTCAGGGATGCGCGGAAACTTGACCTTGTACCGAGCGTCACCACCGTCTGCAATATCATGTCGAAGCCCGGTCTTGACCTCTGGAAGCAGAAACAAGTCCTCATGGCGGCTCTTACCCTTCCTTTGATCGACGGGGAATCTCTGGATGATTATTCCGCCAGGGTAATGAAGGATGCCTCCGAGCAGGGCAAAGCCGCCGCCGAGAGAGGAACGCGGATCCACGGCAGTATTGAACGGTACATGCAGGGGCTTGACTTCATTCCCGAGGATGTGGCTTTTGTCTCTTCCGCAGTTGCCGAACTGGACAAGATAACCGAGAACGGCACTGCGGGATGGTCTGTGGAAAAATCATTCTATCACAACGGCTATGGCGGGAAAGTTGACCTTCATTCGCCGGATGGGATAGTGCTTGATTTCAAGACCAAGGAATTTGAACCCGGCACTGATGCTAAAAAACTGACATGGCCGGAACAGGCTTACCAGCTTGCCGCCTACCGGATGGGGCTGAAACTTCCCACGGCCCGATGCTTCAATGTCTACGTGTCCGTCAACAATCCCGGCCTTGCGGTCACTTACGAATGGCCCGAGCCAGAGATAAAAAAAGGTGAGCAGATTTTCCTTGCCTGTCTGAAATTGTGGCAGTTGATTAAGGGTTACACTACTCAAGACGCATTTCCGGGATAGGGGGGGGGATAACATGAACGTATATTCCAAGCTTCAAAAGGTAAGGGTTGAATTGAAATCTAAGCCGATCAAGGAAAGCGGCAATAACAAGTTCGCCGGATATACCTATATGGAACTCGGTGACTTTCTCCCTATCATCGTTGAGCTTTGCAACGATGCCGGTCTTTGCCCTGTGATTTCCTTCGCGGAAATGGCAACATTAACTGTCGTGAACTGCGAAAAACCGGAAGAGAAGATAGTTTTTACTTCCCCCATGTCCACGGCTCAGTTGAAAGGTTGTCATGAGATTCAGAACCTGGGCGCGGTAGAGACATATTTAAGGAGGTATCTCTATGTTGCCGCCTTTGATATTGTCGAGCATGACGCGCTTGATTCTACGCAAGGCAAAGATAAGATGGAACAGCGCAAGGAAGCGGCCAGGTCTGCCGCTCAAGGGCAGAACTCCGGTACAGGCAACACACCACCCGCTTCCGAAGATGATGCGGAATATATAGCCGAAATACACGGCTTGTTGAAATCAATTTTTGGTGATGATAAAGCCGGAGCGTTGGCAAAAGTACAAGAGTTGACCACCTTCCCCGAAAAGAAGGACGGCAAGGCAACCGGCAAGATGGTTGAAGGTGTCAGAGATTACCGCACCCTCAAAGGAAAACGCCTTGAAATTCTCTGCCATAATCTCAGAAAGCTTTCGCCGCCGAAAGAGGAAACTTGCCCCATATGTGCCGGTATCCTTGAAGATGGTAAGTGTTGGGAAATAAACTGCGAGAAGTTTGCCGGATGAGAAGGAATCCCGAACCCCCGACCAAGTATTGTAAATGCGGCCAAGAGTGCTTAAAACGCAAAGGCCGGTCAGCCTATTATGAAACCTGCGGGGCCGCGCCGTGTGTTGCCGCTTCCAAGCGCGAGAAAGTTGCCGGTATCCCGAAGCCTCTTTCCCCCCGCAACAAGATTGCAATCGACGGAGCGCGGAAACTGGCCCAGATAGCTGAAGGGAAACCGGGGAAGTCGGAGCCGTACGTCAGGAAAGAGATACCCGAGCCGACCCGCCTGGAACTGGACGCGCAACAGTCCGAACATGACCGGACAGTTCAAAGCAAGATTGACGCAACCTTTCCCCTGCTTCCGGCGCGAAGTGTGCCGAAGGAAGAATGGGCCTCATTGAAGATAACGCCGATTGCTGATATCAGAAGTGGGGTGTTGCAGGAATACAAGACATCCATTGATTAGAGGAGGATATATGAGCGAACGAGCGGACAATTTCAGGAAAGAACTGGTCGAACTATGCTGTAAATATAATTGCGAAATATTGGCGGAAGATCATTACCCCGGTTATGCCGAGTGCGGAGAGGATGTAAGAATGACCGTTGACTTTAACTCGGATTATTCCGTTGACCCTCCCGTACTAGGTGAAGAACTTGACCTCGGCAGATACTTTGACGGGTTAGGGGTGCAACATGAACTTCCCTCCCCGTAAAGGACTCCCGAAACGTCCATGTGAGCTTGACGGCTGCACCGGCCATTACACGCCGAAGCTGAGTAAATCCCGTCTCTGCATCTTCCACATGAACAAGATGCTGGTATGGGAATACAAGCGGGATTGGTTCGGGAGTAAATGTCCTCCGCCCTTCGTGGAGATTGATGGACGGTGGACGGTGAATCCGGAGAAGATCGGGTACAAGCGACAGCCAAGACTTTGTGCAGGATAACCCCCGCCAGTCGGGACACGGAGGAGACAGTGACTTACGATGAACTTTATGCCAATGAAATGCAGAGGGCTGTCGAGGAATACCCGCCCGTCTTGTGGGAAGCTATGACTCCCTTCGATATGCTCATGGCGCTCAGAAGGGAATATGACGAACTTCACGCGGTATTGTGGACGGATGACGTAACCGGCTCTCATGGCTCCCTGATTGAGTCAATCCACGTTGCTGTCGTTGCCGAGAGGATACATGAAGAAATGAAGCGGCGGAAGTTAAGGGAAGATGCCCAGATGCTTCATCAGGATAGAGAGTGGCGTGACTTTTCCCATGATCTGCCGAAAAGGAATAACCTATGACCACCCGAACTCAGACTACCCTTTCATGGCTGATCGTAATCGCGGCGATTTTGGCAAGCGCGGTGATCTTGCGGGAGAAGATACCGGCGCCGGTGAGCCGGTGGAAGAGTGACACGGTGTATATCTGGCACGGTGAGCCTACCCGGGACGCTTCACAATGTAGCGATTGCAAAGTTCCGAACAGGAGAAGGTGACACCTTGAGATTATCAGAGCAAGAATACGAATCCCTTGTCAAGCGCAATGCGGCAAAAGACCCGTACCATGTGACAGTGGTTGACCGAGCGACAGGGAAAGAATTACCTCAGCCGAAAGTTGACCCTCTCGCGGTACACGGTATCACTCAGAAATCAAGCAAGAAAACACGTGCGGAGCAGGAAGCAGAGAATATGCTTGCAATGGAGTTTCGCGGCTGTGCGGTCAAATTTCACGGCCTAGCAATATATTTAGACTGTGGTCACCGGTACACGCCGGACTACATTGTACAGCTCCCAGAGGGCAAAATACTTGTTGTGGAGGTGAAACAGGAAGGTAAGAACGGCTTTCGTCAGCAGTCCTACCGGAGCGCACGTTTAGCGTTCGATCAGTCGCGGGTTGAGTGGTCAATGTTCCGGTTCCGTTGGATGGAGAAGAAAAGTTCAGGGTGGGAAATAAAGGATTATCCATGAGCAAGTGGGGAGAGAAATTCATCCATGACCTCCGCAAGCCTGGCACTCCAAGAGACAAAAGATACCTGTCTTGGATACGGTCGCTCCCCTGCCTCAACGGACACATGACCGCGCAACCCCACCATGAGGGAAAACACGGCATGGGTATCAAGGCAAGCGATTACGATACTCTGCCCCTTTGCTTCCGGTGCCACCGTGAACGGCATCAGGCAGGGAAATCTATTTGGCATCTTTGGGGGATTGACCCTGAGCATGAAATATCACGGCTGAATGAAGAGTGGGAGAAACTAAAAGACCTATGACCGCCTACGGCTCGCGGATTGCCTAGGACAAGAAGCGAGAGGGAGTATCCAGAGGGTACAGCAGGGCGGCACAACGAGCCGAGAGGCTAAAGGGGAGGGAGTATGGGACTTTTTGGAGCATTGATTGATGTCGCGTCCATGCCGCTGAGGGTTGCGGTGGATGTCGTTAAACTGCCGGGGAAGATTATCAACGGCGAGGATGATCTTTTGGAGCATACCACTAACGGCATTGACAAGATCGGGGATGACCTTGACGATTAACCCTCTGCCGGGATAGCTGAAAAAAGGGTTGACAATCTCAGTGGAGGTATGGGATAATTTCAGCGTCTAGGTCGCAGTAGAATATCAATCGAATAATGGCTGTACCGGCTTTAGCCGTTCCGAGCCCCCTGAGTTCTATTGCGCCTAGACAACGTAATTTCCAGGGGGCTTACTTTTGTCCAAAATTGGCCTAATAGACGTAGACAGCAAAATCCCCAATCTCGCCTTGATGAAGATAAGCGCCTACCACAAGGCGCAAGGCGATTCCGTTGAATTGACCTCCCCGTTGTTTGTCGACCAGTTCGATAAAATTTACGCCTCTAAAATATTCAAAGACTCCCACCTTCCGATGCTACCGGCAACCGCAATCATCGGCGGCAGTGGTTTTGACCTGTCCATAAAGCTCCCCCCTGAAATTGAATCACAATTCCCCGATTACAGCCTTTACCGTTGTGATTATGCAGTAGGGTTTACCCTTCGCGGCTGTTCTCGCAGATGCCCCTTCTGCATTGTTCATGAAAAGGAAGGTTTGCCGCAAGTCGTAGGGGATATTTACAATTTCTGGAATGGGCAAAAACGCCTGATGCTTCTCTGTAACAACCTCACCGCCGACCCCAAACACTTTGAAAAGATATGCCGTCAGCTTATCGAAAACCGTGTCGAGACAGACTTTAGTCAAGGGTTAGACATACGCCTTATAACTCATTATATGGCTGTGCTACTGGCGAAGGTGAAGCTCTGGAAACAGATACACTTCGCTTTCGATAATATTAATCTCTGGAAACAAGTCAGGGACGGAATCAAGACTTTAGACAGCGGCGGGGTGAAGCGGTACAAGCTGATGTTCTTTGTCCTCATTGGCTACAACAGCACTCCGCATGAAGACATGGTGAGAACCCGGCTGCTGAGGAAATGGAAGGTTGACCCGTTCGTTATGCCTTATGATAAGACCGACCAATACCAAAAAGATTTTGCCCGGTGGGTAAACCACAAGGCAATTTTTAAAAGTGTCGCGTGGAAGCATTATAGATAACCGGTGCATCTGCTCCCTCCGGTACACAATGGGGAGAACGTACTTTCCGCAACCGACATAGAACAGCCAAGCCAACAATCCCCTTACTCACAAACCGGGGGGCGTTTAGTTCTGTCAGGGATATATGGCAGGATGACCGCATAAACAGGCAACGTAGTATCAGGCAAAGACGCTCCTCGCCAGAGTCAAAACAGGCACCTGATAAAGTTGTTGGCGAAGTTTGGGGCAACGTGAGTTCCTACCTTCATTCTCCCCTATCCCACCGCCTAGATAGCAGTTAGACTACATCGGGTTTGTGTAACTGTCTCTAAAATAGAAGTGAGCATAAAAAAAGCCGCCCATTTCTGAGCGGCGATACCCTGCAAGGAGGTTACAAGGCAACTGTTACGGAGCTGTCAACACCGGATAAGGTTCAGTACCCGTATTTAGCTTTCCACGCCTTTAAATCTTCATCATATGAGCCTTGTCCTCCATGTTCCACGCCCTCGTACGTTATCCGTGCTTCCCATTCTGGTACGCCTAGAAACTCCATGATCTCTAAAAGAGTCTCATCCATGAAGTCTTTAGGGAACCCGTTCCGGTAGCCTTGGTCATGCGTTACCCCGCCCATCCATCCGAGGCCGAAAGGCGGCGTGATGTTCCATGTGCATTGCGGGTAGGATAGCCCGTCAGATGTCGCGCCTTTCGGAATAGGGATGATACAGCCGTCCTTCCGCTCATAGACGTAATCGTCAAGCAGGACGACATTATGACCGTCCTCAGTGTAGACGTTGAACCCCCTGACCGGATTCCCGGCTGAGTCGCGGAAGCCTTGCATTACGGAATCAGGTTCATCGGTTTGAGAGCCGCTTGCATGTCAGTGAGCATTTTCATCTTGTCGGCTGCCGGTGCGTTGGAGGACTGAAACATGGTGATTGCCGAGTTGATGCCCTGAACCGCTATCGGTTCGATGGTTGCGAATATCTGCACGATTGCCAATACTTCTTCCGGAGTCACTTTGCACCTCCAATCGGCGTCTGGCCGAAAGCTGTCAGTAGATTGTCCATGTTGTTCTTGTCGAGGATAAAGCTGTTCAGGGCCGAGAGGTAGGCTGTCGTTGCGTTCGGGTCTTGTCCCGCCGCCGTTGCCGCTTTCAGAGCATTGGCCGCCAGGTTGAACGATGCAAGCGCCTGGTTGTAAACCGGGACAGCCTTGTTGTAATCTTCCTTGCTCAGTTTCCCGGCGTTGTAGAGTGCATCCAAAATGCCCGGTGTTGCCTGTAACGCTACTCCGATAGCGTACAGAGACTTTGTTGCCGCATCCTGCGCCGAAGATACTGCGGTCGGCGGGGAAGTCGGGCCGGAGATTGTGCCTGTGGTTGCACAGGCCGTCAGGGATAGCAGAAGCAGGGGAATCAGGAATAATCGTTTCAGCATTGGTATCCTCCTTTTTATGCCGGTACTCGCTACCGGCTGTTACTTTGAAATTTCGGTATCCGCCCCCGGTTCATCGAGATTGACGGCAGGAGTTTTGGGCGGGGTGGAAACCGTTACGGTTGTCTGGTCGTTGGTCGGCTGTTTCTCTCCGGGGCGGAGTATCGCACCCATGATGCCAAGGCATACCCCGGCAGTGGCGGCATCTTTAGCATAGACGGCATACCCTCCGATAAGAGCAACAGCAAAGGTAAAGATTAGTTTATCCCAGTCGTATTTCACTTGTTCGCCTCCTTCTTTTTATTGACCACGTACGGGCAGAGGTGGAGACAGTACCCGCAAGAGGTTATACAGTTTTCCTTATTCCGCTCGTAACAATAAAAGCTGAATAGTGGCATAGTTTCTCCATCACTCGTAAAATGGTCCACCTTCCCGCAACTGCCTGAGTCGTTCCCATAAGGGATAATCGTCTCTGCCGGTGATTTCGCATTGACGACATTTAACACATTGTTCGGCTTCTTTCAAGGTCTTACTGCATGTCATACGGGACTTCTGAATTTCGCATCAGCAACAGGAAACCGGGAAACTTTAACACTATTACTCTGGTTCCCACCGAGGCACCGGATTATGTCATTGCTGATATCAGGATGGTCGCAGAAGGTCACATGATGAGGCCAGACGACTATGCACCCCAATATAGGCGCCTCAAGTTCTACGCCCCAATTCTGGAACGATGCCGCCGCCGCTGAATGAGTGCCAGGGAAACCGGCTGTGTCCGTTACGAAGTTGGCAAAACTGGCACACCATGCTGTCTCATCTGACTGAGCATCAAGGGTCGTATGTTTCGTGTATTCCAGTATCCGCGCCGTTGCTTCCGGTCCCGGTGTTTCGTGTACTCCCAACTCTGCCAAAGCCACATCATGCAATTTCTGGCAAGCATCAATTCTGGTCATTTAATTCTCCCTCTCTCATCCCAAAGTATTATCATTCCCCGTTCCCCGCGCTAATCGACATTTGAATCAACTTCGTTAGCCCGTCAATGGCAACTTCCGTCTTGCCCTGATACCGGCACTCATGGCACTGAACCCCGCAGTGGATGGACCAAAGCACATCGGTCGCAGGGGTGATGAGCGCAAGTAAATCCTCTTTCGGAAGTGTTACCATGAATCACCTCACCATCCTGATACCTGTTCGTGACGAGGGAATGCCGGTGCGAGAGGCGCGGATGGAGGTGGAAAGAGGGCCAAGACTGTACTGCGCCCATGTGGTATCTGAAGCACCACTGCCTGTACTCCAAGGATTCCCATATTGGTTGACGTTCGGGGTTACGACATTATTTACCCATATTGAGTTCTTTATATTTAACGTATCGGCTAAACCATCGAAAGTGTTGTTCTGCCATGAATCGCTGACTGTGCGAAACGGGTTAGCCGAAGCCCTAATATCCCAATATGCACCGGCATCTGTATATGTCCCGTAAGTAACATCGATCATGGAATATTTGAAGCCGGTTACAGTGTTGTTTGAATAACTGTTATGCGCGTTAAGTTTCCAGTCGTAATATGTCGCGTCCGATGCTGTGTCGGAATAGAGCGCATATGCCATAGAGCCAAGGCCAATCCCACCTAAAGATCCTATGTTGTGGATGGTGTTATTGTGAACAGTGTTGCCATATGAGGCTCCAAACATACTCAATGAAGTTATTGTCGATGCAGTATTAGGCACATTCATTGTGATAGTATTGTAACTTATGTCGCTATCCGTGAACGCCGCAGATATTGTAACGTGGTCTCCGCTCGCTACACCCGAAAGGGAATATTTTGAAGTATCGAGGGTTAGATTATTACCACTGTGAGCGGTGATAGCGTAATATTGCCCCTTTCCTGTGCCGGACATTAACAGCACATGCGTCCCAACAGCACTATTCCCACCAAGCGGGTTAAGTCCCGGAACCACTAGACCGCTACTATCCAGGGACTCTATGACCGAAACGGTTATTATGTTTCCAGCAATCGCTGTAATTGTGCCTCGGCAAGAAGTGGCCCCACCATCCATCACATCCCATCCGGTGGTCTCCTCTGTCCCTCCGGTCATGATGTTATGCTGTATGGTAGCGTTTGATGTTGATTTCCACACTGAGGTTTGTGCGGTGCCGTTCCATTCCAAAGGGCTACCGCCTATTTTGAACGCTGTGGCCTCCCCTGCTTGAGCTGTGAAGGAATTATAGGTAACACTGCTGTTGTCACCAATATTGGCACGAACCATGTGCGTGAAGGTATTACTGGTAATAGTTGCCCCGGTGATTCCTCGCCAATACGACTGTGAGGTAATCGTCAAGCCCGACATACTGGATATGGCATCTATGTAAAGGTTTCCTGTGGGGTTGATTGAACCCGTGCCGGTCAGGACAAGAGCCGAATTGCTTATCGTCACATCCCCTGTAGAATTCACCGCCCCGGTTACTTCCACAGTGTTGTGACCGTTCAGGATGGTGGACAATGACGCGCCGGAAATAGAAGAACCGTATGTCACGCCGAGAGTGGAAATATCAGCCCCGCTTGCGGGGGTAGCCACCAGCAAAAGAATCAATAAATATCCTAGTTTCATGTCGACCTCAATTCGGTACTTTAATATTACGTATATAAATATCTGCCGTGGACGGTGAACTTAGACTGGATAGATTATTTGGCATATCAATTGCTATCAGTTTTGAGCCGGTGAATCCTGCCGTGCTTTTGCTCACCGAGTGGGATGTGCCGTCACAGATAAAATCAGCAGGATTAAGGAAAAAAGCACCGATACCTCCAATGGTTACATCTGGGGCTGCACCTGACGGGCAGGCGTATTGCATGGAAAAACTACCGGACGTTATTGCTACAGTTTTTTCAATCTGCCAATCATCAAGATATGTTGCATCGTCGGGAGTTGAATATGAGCCAGCGACATGAACCTTGTAAGCATGAGTACCGCCGAGGAGACCTGTTGCAACTATTCCCTGCGTATCAGATCCGTTTGGGGAATCCCCTCCGGCGTACGGACCGCTGGAAGTCCAGCCATTCATGCCGGTTGCAATTTCAAAGTCAGTGATGTCGAAGGAGGCGGCAGCAGCAGACGTCTCATTACTCTGCGTACTCCCGGCAACATCAGTCCCTCTCAACCGGTAATAATAGGTCGTACCGTTCGTGCGCCCTGTGTGAACGTAAGGCGTACTTGGAAATCCTGCTGTGACGAGTGTTGAACTTATGATCGAATTGGCATAACTGAGATATTCCGTACCTGCCGAACCTGGGTGTGAAGTGGTGTCCCAATAAAGGATATTGGTCAGGAAGCCTACGTCGCCAGAGTTGAGAGTGACAGTTGCCGTGGTGTCTCCGCCCGCCGCTGAGATTACGGGAGTTGTGGGGATGGAACCTTTTACGGACGCCATCATGAAGATGCCGGGCCCGGAAGCAGAGGACAGAAGCGGCATCAGGCAGATAATTATCGCAAGGAGTAACTTTTTCATTAGTTGGTACTCCCTTCCGCGATAATGGCACAGTAGGCTTTACTGTCACTTCTGATTTCACAGCAGTAATGATCGAATTTATTTGTAACCGTTGTGGCTGATCCTGCCGTTCCGAGCCATTTTACATTCGTATAGGTCTTTGTAATTACGCCTGCATCCCCTCCTATGTGAAGGTTGACATATCGGACATAAGTGGATGCAGGGGCGGCCGTGACAACGAAGGTGTACGTAGCGTTGGAAGCCCCGTTGTTGTAGCTGTAAGAGGCAATGCCGGATGTTCCATCTATATTAACGCTGGCCGTTCCTTGTGAAGTAGAAGAAAGAACGGAGAAGTTTTCTGTCGGGGAGGTCAACGTCTTTCCTGAAAACGTCTCTGCCCCAGCCAAAGTTGCGAGAGTCCCCGAAGTCGGCAGAGTGAGCGAAGTATTCCCTGAAAGCGTCACCCCGAGCGTATAATTTCCAGTAAAAGTAATGGTGTTATTTGAGCCATTGGCAATACCTGTGCCGCCGTATGCTGGTGCGCGGATTGCTGTGACCGCCGAATATGTTGCCGAGAGGTCGGGAATGTCGGCGGCTACCGCTATTGACGGAACACCCGTTGAAATGGTGTTTTTCAGAAGGCCTGTGGCAAGACCACCTAGCGAAGTCCCGTTGATTTTGGTGATCGTTAATACGCCAGTATTGGAGAGGGTTCCATCCCCTGATACCGCTACGTCTGTTGCCACGTTAATAGCATTTCCGACAAAGATGTGCGCCGAGGTTAGTACGTTGGAGAGCGCACCCCCGCCGATAGTCTGATCGGTGCCGCAAACAAAGGCTCCTGTCGAGGGGGTATAGCTGATAAGCTTCCCGGTCGTCGCGTCACAGGAAATGGTCTGAGGCGCGGCAACACAGGTGCCGTCTGATTTCGGAAGTCCTGAGCAAGAGCCTGAGCCGAAGAGTGCAATGAAGTCGGAGTAAGTTGCCGCCGAGAAACCGCCGGAGCCATTACCCTTGAGAGGAACACTGCCGGATGTTGCCGGGGCTTTCCCGTTTGCCAGATCGTAAGCTGCTTTAACTGCCGTGGCGCTTCCTGCTGTCGTACTGGAAGTTGTCGAAGTGCTGTCACTGACCGCCGTGATGTTTAAGCTCGTTCCCCATGCGCTCCCGGTGGATACCGGCACTCCTGCGCCGGGATAGACCATTGAAGCCCCTGCCAAAGCCACGCACCGCTGAACGTCTCCGTTTCTCTGCACAGCTTGATTAGCGGCACAGGAGATGTTGGCAAAGGTGCGGACCTGTGAGCCTGTGGGGAAAGTTCCCGTTGCGCCTGCACTGATTGGATTAGTGGTTGTATATGGCACCTTATTATTGCTTGTCCAGTTTGTGTAGGAGAGTCCTCTAAGCCATCCCGCCGACTGTCTGCCGTAAAAGTTCCCATCATTCGGAGCGTCAGAAAGCCCGCCCGCTACCGTTAAGTCTCCGGAACCGAGAAGAGAACTGCCGTTTACCGTCTTGATATTCGTGCCACTGACCAAAATAGCCTGATAGACGGAATCGAACGCTGACCGTAAAGCCGTGTTCAGGTCCGTTACCATCTGGCTGAACGTGTGCGCCGCCATCGTCAGGAAGTTTGTCGAGGGGGTGACGGTTGCCAGCTTCGCGGAGTCGACGGCTTGAGAAGTAGCCGGGAGTGCACCTATCGCCGCCGGAGTGAGCGCACCGCCGTCAAGCAGAAGCGTCCCTGCTGAGTTGGCATAAGTAGCGACATGCCCTGTGGTTGAACTCCCCGGCCCGGTGACATTCCCTCCCCCGCCCGAAGGGGCAGAGATAGTGCCATCCGTCTGCACGGTAATAGTCGAACCGTCCGGCTTGACCTTCCCCGCCACTGATGTTGTCGCGACAGGGGTTGAACTCCCGCCTCCCCCGCCTCCCCATCCGAACGCCCCGGCCAGTGAAGCGGTTGCAACCATCATCCCTACTGCCGCAATAAATCGTTTCATAGTGACCTCGTTATGGTAAGATGCTGTAGGTAATGCTATTCCCGTAAACCGCTTTCGTGCCGGAGTTGGTAAAGGCTTGTCCGTCCCTAGTTGCGTAGAAGGTAATGGTTGAGGAAGTCAGAGCAATTATTCCCTCGTTCCAGGTGCCGTTATTCTCAACTGATACCGGGATGTTTCGTGGCGATTGCGGCAAGAATCCTATAGGCACTCCGGTCAAGGTCATAGTCGTAGCGTTGCTCGTCCCGGTGATGGCCGGAAGGTTCAGTGTGACAATGTTGCCTTGGATGGAAGCGGTCACGGTGCCGGTAACGGTTGTGGTAAAGCCGGTGAATGTTCCGGTGCCGCTAAACTGGTTCGAGGTTCTTTTATCCGTCAGAGCAAGAGCGGCATAATCCCCGCCATTGGAAAGGAACCCTTCGCCGCCCCCTGCGAGGCTTGCGGTTTTAAACAGCTTGCCGTTGGTGTAGTTGCCACCTCCGGAGGTGCAGTTTATGCCCGTGCCGCAGTCGATGTTGTAATAAGCGGAATTTGCAAGAGCTGTGGCACCTTCGATGAAAACATTGCCGGTGACATTGAACGCGAAAGAGTACAGCAATTTAACTACCGGATTCGCTACCTTCTCCGTGTGCAAACCAATAAGGTCGCCGTTCGCCATTGAACCAGTAAGAAATGGGCCTCCGCCTTCAACGCCGTATTCAAAGAGGCCGGGGCCGAAGTGTGAACCATACGAAAGGTATGCTCCGGTCGGGTCGGTATTGAACACTTCACTCGACGCATCGCCATTCTCGATCTGGAAATTGGTCGCCTTGATATCCTCGTAACCTTTTGTTGCCGCGAGAAAGATACCTTTCCATCGGTACAGTTTCCAGTCATTCAGGTAGATGCTCTGGAAATAGTTATTGGTAAACGCAAGCCGGATCTTCTCGAACCAACAGCCGTTGATAAAGCTCACCCTCAGGAACTTATCGCCGGACAAGACAAAGTTGTTCACGGTGTTTGCCGACGATTCAAACCTGATTCGGTTGAACGTCACATGCTCGGATTTCGGGTCGGTGGTCGTTGAAATGGTTGAGCTGAACATTGGGCCGGTTGCTGAACTGTAGAACCCTGCATTTGGTCCGGTGCCGATGATGAACAAATCCCCGGTCATGGTGTCAACCATGCGGTCAATGTTCACCGGGCCGGAGGATAGGTCGTACTGCCGGCTAATCGACAAGGGTAGCCATCCGGAAGCCGCCGAAGTGTTGACGGCTATTTGCACTTTCTGAGTGTCAGTGCCAGGGAACCATGCCGGGTTGATTGCCGGAACGGAACCGGCAGAGTAGATAACTGAGCCGCTACCCGCATAGAGTTGATCGTTGCCGCCAGGTAAATGTCCCTGTAGCGTCTTGCCGGAGTTCACGGTTATGAGCGCTCCGTTTACCGGCTGAAGGGTCAGAGTGGCGGGGATGGTCTTGTTGTTGATGGTCTGGTTTGTGGCGTATTGCAGGGTTGCCGGAGTTGTACCGATAGTGGCGACGGATGTTGATATGTTGGTGAATCCCGCCTTTGACGCGTCAACCGCATAAGCCAGAGATTTAGACGGCCCGATAACAGTAGTCCCGCCGCCGAAAGCCGGGAGTGCAAAGCAACACAGAGCCAATGCGAGTAATATTCTTTTCATACCGTGCTTACCTCCAATTGCCACATATCGTTACCATTGGCATCAGTCCCCATCCATCGTGTCTGCATGACTGCTTTCTTACCGGAACCGCCAACATCGTCATAAACTGTCGTTGGCTGTGAGGCCAGTATGGAGATTTCCTGAACGATCATCGTCAGCCGGTCAAGTGCCTGTTCAATGGTCGGCGCGTAGAACGGCCCCTGATTCGGCAGGGAGACCAGCTGCACGACCGGAGTGGACCTCTGCACGGTCAATGTGTCGCCGTTCATCAACGCTGCTGTCAAGGCAACACTCCCGCCCCCTGAACTCCCCGCGCCGGTTACGGTAAAGTCAATGTTCAATAATAGAACAGTGGCAACCCCTGCGGCGGTCTTTTTGGTCAAGGTTAAATCATTGTTGGTGAAGAAAAAGAAGTCAAAAGGGAATGGCCCTGTTGACCCGCTGCCGTTGAAGGTGGTAATTGAAACGGTGGTGACTATCATTTACGGTCCTCCGCTTTTTCTATCCGCTCGTTGAGTTTGTCCAGTTCTTCACCTTCAAGGTCATGGTCAAGGATGTACTTGTTGATTTTGGTCTCGTATACGTCCCTGAGTTGGTCTCTCTCGTCATCGGTAGCCTTCGCCCACACCTTGATTGACTTCTCCATGTTCGGGTCGGAGAGGTGTTGAAAACTGGCTTGTAAGGGGGTCAAAGTTGCTTCCTTTTCTATACCCTTAATCTGCCGGCCGGTCAAGGTAGAAAGTCGCTCCTGTAGCTTGTCGGGGAGGGAATCAACCGTGGCCCCGTTTCGTAAGGCTCTGACGAGTTCCCTTCGTGCCTTGGAGGTGTCTGCGGCTTCCTGAGTCCTGCCCCCTTGCGGTATCTGCCCGCCGATGTATTTGTTCATCAGCTTTTCGGCAGGGGAAAGGGTATAGGCTGAGGTTGCGGGCATGATGCCTATTTGCGGAGCGAGGAGTTTTTGCGGCTGAGTCTTTAGTGTCTCCGTCAGACCGCCGCCGCGCTCGGCTTCTTTTGCCGCTCCGCGCATCCAGAAGGGAGCAAACTGTTTCAAGACGTATTCGCCCCGGTTGATTTCTTTCAATACCTCGTTGTCGTCCTCATTGGCAATCGTCACCCCGTAATAGTCGCGGTTCTTTATCAGGTCGCCCATGATGGAAATGATCGGGTGAGTTTTAGCAAGCAAAGTTTTGCCGGGGTCTTCCATGTAAGCGAAAACGTCCTTCTGATAAGTCGGCATAACGAACCGTTCCGGTCTACCGTATTCGTCCGTTCCTCCGGTCCTGAAAGCCCAAAAGTCCGTACCATTGGGTTTGTCTCCGGTGAAGGCGTAAGTGAGTAAGCCATTGACCGCCGTCATGGTTGCCATGAGAGAAACGGTGTAAGCTACCCTGTCCGGTAACTCTGCCGGGGCTTTGCCAGTATCAGCCCACTCTTTCAGGAAGCCCGCTGCGTCTTTGAAGGCTCCACCGATTTCCGCGATAGTCCCGCCGCTCCACCCTGGGGCTCGGATGAGGGCTTGCACGGTGGACTTGGCCGAGTTGTTGAGAAATAATCTGTCATACCTTACCTGCCCTAACCGAGCGTCCACCCTGTTCCATGCCTGTCTGAATTGCGGCGTGAGTTCTTCAAGCGCCTTGCCGGGGTTCTGTTCAATAATCCGGTCAACCAAATGCCCGAATACCCCCGCCTTCTGTCGAGGTACAAGGTAATCCATGATCGGCTTTGCCATCATTTCAATACCGGCAATGGGAGACCGTACCGCCGCCATGATCTTCTTGTCACTGTACCAATCGGCTACCATCTTTGAGGTCTGGTCAGTCCTTAGCCCTGATTCCAGTTTGAACCCGCCGCCCGCAAGTTCTGCGGCCTTCGCTACTTGTTGCATACGGGGATTCATCGGGGCATCAGTGTTGCGCCATGCCTTGAGAATTGCATCCCCTTCCATCGGGGTCTTGATAAACGCTTTCGGCATTTCAAGGGCGGTGTTGGCAAGCTGTTTGACCGTGCGGGTTCCGTTGGTGACTCCATACAGGTCTTTGACGAGGTTCGCCCCTCCGGAGATAATGACTTCCGACTCCGTAAAGCCCACATGGAAGAATGAACCGACTCCGAGCTGTGATTGATTCAGGGCGTTAGCCATCCCCATGTAACCCTTGTATGCGGTGCCAAAATACTTGTTGTTGTACATCGAGGATGAAAGATAGTTGTTGAGAATATCGGCTACAGGCTCTTTGACGATTCTGTGTCCGAGTAACGGTCTGCCGACATAGGTATCTTCCCCTGCCATATCCATAGGCCCATAGACCGTGCCGTACTTGTCGTTGACCTTCTGCCACCCTTCCGGCACTTGCTGATTGACCGGAAGAAACTTTTCATCACCACTTGCCCGCCAGTCCTGTAATGCAGAGTTTGCCATGATAGACCTGTCCATCTCGGCAAGTTTCAGTTTCACAAGGTCAATCGGGTTCCGGCTTACCGGCTCAAGGCCAAATTCAACCGCATCCATTATGTCATCGAATACTTTCCCTTTGCGGAATGACTCTTTGCCTTTGAACGGGGTTTTGGTGAGATAAGCAAGTGCGCTCTTGTCGCTACCCTTGCCACCTTCCATTAACTGCTTTACCCTGTCCCGCACTGCCGCTTTGTCCCCTGCGCTCCATTCGGCTAAAGGCTTGCCGTCACCTTTCCCCGCTTCGATTGCCCCACCTACGGCCAAATTAAGCGCCTTGCGGCTGTCATTCGTCCACATGCCGGGGAAATAGTTTTCTCTGACGGTCTGCAAAGGTACGCCCGCCTCTTCAAGTTGCTTTAAACGGTCATCGAATAAGGAATTAATCTTCTTTGCCGCCGCTTCAAGTTTCGGAGTCTGTACCCTGCCTTGCGACATATCCGACATGAATTTAACACCGGCATTTTTGGCGAGGTCTGTTTTCTCATTGCTCACGCCCATCTTTTCAAACATGGTGATTTCGCGCCGGAGGTCGGACGCGGCTGATTCCTGGTTGCGGTGCATCTTCCCGAGCTTCGCGCCTAACACTTCGGCGGCGGCTAAATGCTCCGGTGACTTGGCGGTAGGAAGAACAAGCGACTGTATCCCCCGCTTGATGCCCGTTGCCGCTTCAAGGCCGGGAGTCATCAGCCGTTCAACCTGTTTGCCGACT